CAGATATTGGGGATGATATTGATTCCCTTTTTGATGCCTTTGACAAAGAATGTACCCGCATTTCTTCAGAAATCAATGCGAATTTGAGAACCGAACTTTCCGCTTTGGCGGATCAGTATTACGCAAGGAAAATTTCTTATTCCGATTACAAAAAGACTTATAACAAGCTGAAGCGGGAAGCAAGTGAACAGATTGATTATCAATGCCGGAATGCTATGGGCGGAGGTATCAGTTCCCTTGAAGATATTTATGATGCCCTTTCCGGTGGTTCAGCCCGTGATGCTGGCCTTGTGCGGTATGGGCATGGTTCCAAATATTACAGGAATGTTGGAAAACGATCAGAAGAAACCCTTGCCAACTATGGTGCTTTGTCGATTGTCCGCCCTGATTTGGTGGAAATGCTTCGGAAAGATAAACCAGAGTTGGTGGAAGCCTTGGAAGAAGTTGTTCAAGATATGTTAAAGAAAGCTGGTGGTTGATATGACGCAGGAAGAAAAGCTGATGAAGGTTCATGCGCTTCTGACTGAAGTTTCTGATGTTCTGATTGACCGCTTCTTCGATGTGAACAGTGAAGAACTTCTGGATGAAAAAATTGAAGTTCTTACTGCTCTAAAGGATGGAAAGACCCCTGAACAAATTCCAAAATATTATTCCATCCTTGAAAACTTTGAACCGGATCAACATTGGGACTGATCCACTATATTGTTGAATGACCACCCCGGCCCTTGGCCGGTGGTGGTTTTTTCATACCCATTCGCCCCTTTCCCGGTTTGGGCGGTAAAGTGAGCCGGGAAAAATCGTGGTTCCTGACCCACGGTAAAAAAGGATTTTATGGAGGTATCACACTATGACGAAAGAAAAGCTGATGGAATGGGGCTTGACCGAGGAACAGGCCAACAAGGTTATGGAGGGGCTGAACGGTTCCTTTGTGACCAAGGCCCGCTTCAATGAGGTGAACGAGGAAAACAAGACCTTGAAGGCCCAAGTTTCTGAACGGGATGGACAGATTGAAAGCCTGAAGAAATCCGCTGGTGACAATACGGAACTTCAGAACCAGATCACCACCCTTCAGGAAGCAAACAAGCAGAAGGACAAGGATCATGCCAATGAAATCAAGACCCTGAAAATTTCCAATGCCGTTGAAATGGCCCTTACCAGCGCCAAGGCCAAGAACAACACCGCTGTAAAGGCGCTGTTGGCCGGTTTCTTGGAGAAAGCGGAACTGGCCGATGATGGTACGGTGAAAGGGCTGGATGATGAAATTGGGAAGCTGGTTAAGGGCGAGGATACCGCTTTTCTTTTCGACACCACCGGCAAGGCCAAATTCAAAGGGGCCAAGGCCGCTGAAAAGAGTGATCCCCACAATCAGCCCACCGGGGACGATCTTTCCAAAATGTCTTATGATGAACTTTGTAAGTACATGGAGGAAAACCCTGATGCGGTGTTGGAGTAAGACCACCATTTAACTACACAGAAAGGAAGTTTGACCTATGGCTAATAGCAAGTTTGATGCAAAGTCTTTCAACCCTGAAGCCTTCAAGTATATGGTTGGCCGGATTCCCAACCTGACCTTGAACGCCCTGAAGAAATCCCGTGCGCTGGCTGGGAACCCCGATATTCGGGCCGTGTTCACCAGTCAGAACGGCACCGCTTACGCCCGTCTTGCCATGCGTGGCCTGTTGGATGGTGATGCGGTGAACTACGATGGGGAAACCGACATTACCGCCACTTCCACCAAGACCTTTGAACAGGGTATGGTGGTGGTTGGCCGGGCCAAGGCGTGGACTGAAAAGGATTTCAGCTACGACATTACCGGTGGGGTGGACTTCATGGGGAATGTGTCTGCCCAAGTTGCCGAGTACAAGGACACCTTGGATCAGAAAACCCTTCTGTCCATCCTGAAGGGTGTTTTTGCCATGTCCACCACGGACACCAAGAACAAGGAATTCGTGGAGAAGCACAGCACCACCATTTACGGCAATATGGATGCCACCACCCTGAACAGCGCCGTGAACAAGGCTTGTGGAGCCAACAAGCAGAAGTTCACCCTTGCCTTCATGCACTCTGATGTTGCTACCAACCTTGAGAACATGAAGCTGTTGGAGTTTATGAAGCAGACTGACGGGGACGGCATTCAAAAGGATTTGACCCTTGCCACTTGGAATGGCCGCACCGTGGTTGTGGACGATGATCTTCCCGCTGTTACCGGCTATGCTGATGCTACCGCAGACACCCCCGGCGCTTTGGTGATCAAGGCTTCCGGTGCTACTGGTTCCGGTGACATTAACCTTTCTAATGTAACCCCCTACTTCGGCACCCGCACCCTTGCCGCTGATATGTATGTGGTTCCCGCTACACAGTACACCACCTATATTATGGGCAACGGCGCTATTTCCTATGAAGATATTGGGGCCAAGGTTCCCTATGAAATGGCCCGTGATCCCAAGACCAATGGCGGTGTTGATACCCTGTATATGCGTCAGCGCAAGGTGTTTGCCCCCTTCGGTATCAGCTATGAGAAGAAATCCCAATCCAAGCTGTCCCCCACTGATACTGAACTGGAAAATGGTCAGAACTGGACGCTGGTTCATAGTGGCGAAAGCTCCGCTTCCAGCCGCACCTATATCAACCACAAGGCGATTCCCATTGCCCGGATTCAGTCTTTGGGCTAATGGAAGGGCGGTGATCCCCGTTGCGTGAAGATGTTGTTTCTATGCTTACGGCCCTTGGCGTAACGGGGGCCGCTGATGATCCTTTGCTGGATATTGTAATTTCCAATGTTCAGTATAGAGTTCAAAATGAAACCAACCGGGCCGATCTCCCGGACGGCTTGAAAAGCGTGGCCGTTTATATGGCCGTGGGCGAATACCTGAACATGAAGAAGGTTTCCGGGCAGTTGGAAGGGTTTGATCTTGATGCGGCTATCAAGCAAATTCAGGAAGGCGATACCAACACGGTTTTTGCCATTGGTGATGGTAGTTCAACCCCTGAACAGCGGTTGGATGCCCTGATTTCTTATCTGATCAATGGTCGAACCCGTGAATTTTACCGATTCAGGCGGTTTGTCTGGTGAACGCACACAGAAAAGCCCTTGAACGGCTGTGGAAGGATCGGTGTTCCATCTTTGTGAAAGAGAAAGTCACCGATCCAACCACAAAGCTGACTGATTTTGAAGAAAAGCCGCTTCTTCAGGATCAACCCTGTAAACTGTCTTTTGAAACCTTAACTTCAAGCACGGGTGATCCCGTGGCCGCAGTTTCCCAAGCTGTGAAGCTGTTCATTTCCCCTGATGTGAAAATCCCCGCTGGTTGTAAAATCGTGGTGACACGGTTCAATGACCTTGAAAGAACATTCACCTATTCCAAGAGCGGTGAAGCGGGGGTATTCACCAACCATCAAGAAATTCCGCTTGTTCCATTCAAGGGGTATGCC